CCACTTTAAAAGATATTACAAAATCATACATAAAATTATATTTCAAGCAACAAGAAGTGGTTTCCAACTTGGGTTTAAAGTAAGATATAAATACAAAGTAGAGGTATTGTAGATAAATGTCTGCTGTTTATGTTAGTAATCTTGTTATAAACACTGGAGAAGATTTCTCTCAGCAATTTACACTGCAAGACGCTGATGATAGTGGTCCACTTGATTTAACTGATTATACTGTTGCATCACAAATAAGAAAACATGCTGGCAGCTCAACTGCTACTGATTTTACAATTGATATTAGTTTACCAAGAACATTGGGAAGGATATCTGTAAAATTAACAAATTCTCAGACTAATAGTTTAAAACCAGGAAGATACTTATATGACATCGTTTTGACTAGATTTGGAACAAAAACAAAAGTTGTTGAGGGTATGGTTCTAGTTAGACAAGGGGTTACTAGGTAATGGCAGATAACATCAATGTCTCGGTAATACCTAATAACATTAAGGTAAGAGTCGGACAGGCTGATGGTATTAAAGTACTTTCTTCGGTTTCTGGTGGTGCCGCAAGAGCAGATTCTGCCGCAAACGCCGATAATGTAATAGGTGGTATTGCCGATGTTACGCAATTAAATGTAAGTGGAATATCAACATTTCTTGGTGATGCGCTATTTACTAACATAAATGTTAGTGCTGCTGCTACTATTGTCGGCAATCTTACGGTTAATGATACTCTATTTCCATCACAACTATATGTTAGTGGACTTTCTACATTCATTGGCGTAGGCACTTTTATAAGTGATCTTTATGTTGGTGGGGATTTGTATGTAAATGATGATTTAGTATTTGACGAATTTACGGCAAGATCTGGAAGTATATCTGAGACACTTTCTGTAACTGGAATAGCAACTTTTTCTTCGGATCTTGATATTAATGGATCTATTGATGTAGATGGTAATACTGAATTAGATGACCTTAATGTATCTGGGGATTCTACATTTGCAGGTTTAGTCGATATTAACGGTGGTGGTCAAGCAAATTCTTTTGTTGTAGAGGATTTAACAGATAATCGCATTGTTATTGTTGGTACGAATGGTGAACTGGAAGATGATGAGAATTTAACTTTTGATGGCACACAACTTGCCATAGGTGTAGGTTTTACTGTTACAGGAGTATCTACATTTGCATCTGATGTTGATATTGATGGTAATGTAGATATTGATGGGCATACTGAATTAGATAATCTTAATGTAAGTGGCATAGCAACATTAGGTGTTACGACACTCACTAATGTAACTGCTCAACAACTTAATGTATCGGGTGTTAGTACTTTAGGTGTTACTACATTAACTGATGTAACTGCTCAGCAACTTAATGTAAGTGGAGTAACTACAACAACAATATTAAAAGTAGGAACTTCTATAACAGCTTCTAATGGAATCGTAACTGCCACCACATTTTCTACAGGAGAAGTTGGAACTGGTATCAATATAGGTCTTAGTAGTATTACAGGACCATCTGATTTTATAATTGATCCATCTGCTGTTGGTGATGATACTGGGCGAGTAACAATTAAAGGAGATTTATTTGTATTAGGTACTGAAACTAGTATAAGTTCTCAAACTATAGAATTGGCGGATCATAGAGTAGGGATTGCAACTACTGTTGGAACAAATCTTTTACTTGATGGTGGTGGTATTGGAATTGGTTCAGCAAATATTTTAAAAACTTTTACTTATGATAATTCTGCAAATACTTTAAAATCATCAGTTGGACTGGGAGTTACTTCTGGAGGAGAATTTAAAACAGGAACTAGTACAGTACTAAATAGTACTACTCTGGGTTCTGGAGTAATTAATTCTTCATTGACAAGTGTTGGAACTCTTATAAATTTAAATGTGGGTGGTGCCACCACATTTACCGGTATATCAACTTTTAGTAGTAATGTGAATATTGCTGGAACTTTAACTGCCGGAGAAATAGACGGAGGTATTTACTGATGGCAAAACCAAGTACTAGACAAGAGTTAATTGATTATTGTTTTAGGAGATTAGGTGCTCCTGTTTTGGAAATAAATGTTGACGATGATCAAATTGATGATTTAGTTGATGATGCCATTCAGTTTTTTAATGAGCGTCATTTTGACGGTGTTGAAAGAATGTACCTAAAGTATAAAATTACACAAAATGATATTAATAGGGGGAAGGCAGGAAGTGCCGGTGGGGTAGGAATTGTTACGACATCTGCAACTTCTACTATTGTCGGAACAGCAACAACATTCAGTTTTTATGAAAACTCAAATTATATTCAAGTTCCAGATTCCGTTATAGGTATTGAAAAAATATTTAAATTTGATACTAGTTCAATATCTGGAGGCATGTTTAGTATTAAGTATCAGTTATTTCTAAATGATTTGTATTATTTTAATTCTGTAGAGTTGCTGCAATATGCAATGACTAAGACTTATTTGGAAGATATCGATCACTTATTAACTACGGATAAGCAAATTAGGTTTAATAAACGTCAGGATAGGTTATATTTAGATATTGATTGGGGATCTCAAAATGTAGATGATTTTATAGTTATCGATTGTTACAGAGCACTAGATCCAGCGTCATTTTCCCAAATTTATAATGATAGTTTTGTAAAGCTCTATTTGACATCTTTAATTAAGAGGCAATGGGGGCAAAACTTAATTAAGTTTAGAGGTGTTAAGCTACCTGGTGGAATAGAATTAAATGGTAGACAAATATACGAAGATGCTGAAAGAGAAATAGCGGAAATTAAGCAAAGAATGACTTTGGAATATGAATTACCACCTCTCGATTTAATTGGATAATGGCACTCAATCCTTTTTTCTTACAAGGTTCTCAATCAGAACAGAGATTAATACAAGAGTTGATTAATGAACAACTCAAAATTTATGGTGTGGAAGTAACTTATATTCCAAGAAAAATTGTTAAAAAAGATAATATACTTAATGAAATACAATCTTCGAAATTTAATGATAATTTTTTACTAGAAGCATATGTTAATACTTATGAAGGTCATGGTGGGGCGGGAGATATTTTAACTAAGTTTGGAATGAATTTAAAGGATGAATTGTCTATAACTATTTCAAAAGAGAGATTTGAAGATTTTATAACACCTTTTTTACAGGTCATGCCTGACAGTGAAGTTGAGGTTTACACTCGTCCAAGAGAAGGTGACTTAATTTATTTCCCATTGGGTAGAAGAATATTTGAAGTTAAGTTTGTTGAGCATGAAAAACCATTTTATCAATTGGGGAAAAATTATGTTTATGAATTGAAGTGTGAACTCTTCGAATATGAAGATGAAATGGGTGGATGGGATCAACTCAGTACAACAACTGATGCTATCGATGAAGTTCTCGAAAGTCAAGGTTATATTACTACATTAAAACTTGTTTCTATTGGTTCTATTGCAACTGTTGGACTTTCTACTGTAACTGGATATATTAGAAAGATTACTTTAAGTGATGATGGTTATGGATACACTAAAGTTCCAACCGTTCAAATTACACCAGCACCAGGAATTTTTGGAGTAGATGCAACAGCAGTTGCAATTACAACTTCAATCAATAATGTTTATTCTGTTAAGGAAATTCTTATTACAAATCCAGGTTCTGGATATATAGATGTTCCTACTATTACTATTGTTGGAGCAACTGAAGTAATAAAAGGTGTAGGAATTGTTACTTATGGTGTTGGGGCAGCAGCAACAGCAACTTTAGTTACTACAGATTCCGGTATTGGTGAAATTACCGTGACTTCTGATGGAAGTGGGTATACTTCAATACCATCAATTACTTTTGGAACTCCAACTTCTGGCATAGGAACTGCCATAGGTCAAGTTACTATAAACAGCACAACCAATGTAGTTACTGGAGTACGTCTTTCTGATGCTGGTATTGGTTATACGTCGGGAACTGGAATAGCAACTATTTCTGCACCTCCAATTATTACTGGAATAGGAACTTTCCAGTTTAATGAAGTTGTGACGGGTTCTATTTCTGGAGCAAAGGCAAGAGTCAAAACATGGAATGTTAATACAAATACTCTTAAGGTTGGTACGACTGATGGAAAGTTTGTTCCGTCAGAGATTATAGTTGGTTCAGCATCGTCTGCCAGATATAGCGTAGATTACATTGAGACAGCAGAGTTTAGTGATAAATATGATAAAGGTTCTGAGATAGAAACGGAAGCAGATTCAATTATAGATTTTTCGGAATCGAACCCATTCGGTAATTACTAATGTTAGGAACTTATTACTATCACGAAATAATTAGGAAAACAATTATTTCATTTGGAACATTGTTTAATAATATTAATGTTAGGCATGATGATTCTGCTGGAAATTCTTATAGTGAAATTAAAGTTCCATTAGCATATGGTCCATCCCAAAAATTCTTGGCACGTCTTGAGCAACAAGCAGATTTAAATAAACCGGTACAAACGACATTACCAAGAATGTCATTTGAAATGAATTCAATACAATATGATTCTACCAGAAAAGCAGGTGTTACTCAAACATTTAAGGCATCAGACGGAACAAATTTAAAAAAAGTTTTTATGCCAGTTCCATATAATGTTGGATTTGAATTAAATATATTATCAAAACTCAATGATGATGCATTGCAAATTGTGGAGCAAATATTGCCTTATTTTCAACCTTCATTTACCCTAACTGTAGATCTTGTCAATTCCATCGGGGAAAAAAGAGATGTGCCAATAATATTAGATAATATTTCTTTTCAAGATAACTATGAAGGAGATTTTTCTACAAGGAGAGCACTTATCTATACTTTAAATTTTACTGCAAAGACATATCTCTTTGGACCTGTTGCCGATACTACAGATGGACTTATTAAAAAAGTTCAGGTCGATTATCATACTGACACAAATACAAACACTGCTAAGAGAGAAGTTAGATATACAGTTACCCCAGATCCAATAAATGCTGGTCCAGATGATGATTTTGGTTTCAGTGAATCTATTGAAATGTTATTTGATTCAAAAGAGTATAGTTCGACACAACAGAAAGATATTTGAGGTTTAATTGTATGAGTGAAAAATATAATGGTCTTGATGAGGCACTTAATACAGAAAGTAGAATTATAGAAACTTCGCCAACAGAGATACAAGTTTCTAAGCAAAGAAGTGATGATATTCAAAAAGATTATGAATATACCAGAGCAAATTTATATTCACTAATAGAAAAGGGTCAGGAGGCAATTAACGGTATTATGGAACTTGCCGGTGAGGGAG